TTGTATCAACTACGACAGTAGAATATACTGCAACTTCTATAGGACCAATGGCAAGAGCATTTGATCAAATAGCAAAAGCAGTTAAATCTAGAGAGAACGATTTAGTTGGCGCAGTAACAGATAACATGGACAATCTTATTGGTGGCATGGTTTCAAAAATGGCAAACTCATTCTCTGGTGGTCTAACAAACTTAAAAGCAGGTAAGGCAACAAACCCAATGGAAGAGCAGACTCTACAAGGAGTGCCGTTTAGAGATTTTACTTTTACTTTCTCATTTGTACCAAGATCGGCCGCAGAAGCAGATCAAGTAAATCAAATAATTCATATCTTTAGAGATTCGATGTTACCAGATACATTTAATTCAACAATTTCTGGCGCAGTTTCTGGCAAAAATGTAGAAGTTACTGCCGCAGATGGTTACTTTAATTATCCGAGTATTGTTGATATGTATTTTGATGGTCCTCTTGCTTCCAAAATTGATGGGTTTTTACCAGCAGTTATAACTGGTTGCGAAGTTAATCATACTGGTGGTCTAAAGTTTTCAACTTATGAAGATGGTCAACCTATTAAAACAGATTTATCTTTAAGTGTTAGAGAGATTAGAATTATGTCTCAACAAAATTATAGAGCAATTGCCGCTCAGACAATTGGCGGTGATATAAATGCGAGAGAGGCCGCTCTAGCGGCAGGAAGAAAGAATTCTATTTTAGACACAACAAGTAAAACAGGAGAAGATTTTGACGACACTGGTCAAGTTAGAGTAGATGCAACAATACCAGATAATGCAGGAGACTAAACACAATGGCAACTAAATTTTTCGAAAACTTTCCTAAAATACAATACAAACTAGACGATGGTCGTATCATCTATATCAAAGATTTTTTCAGAAAGTCTAGAATAGAGCAAGAAGCAGTTAATACTATAATAGAATATACAAAGTATGAATTGCAAGATGGTGATAGACCAGATATAGTCGCATCTAAGTTATATGGTAATCCTGATCTTCATTGGACATTCTATCTAGTAAATGATTATGCAAACTACTATGATTGGCATATGGACAATGCAACATTTGAGAGATACATAAACGACAAATATAAAGGTCAATATCTCATAGCACAAAATAAAGAAGACGTACTAGAGCAGTTATCTACAGGTGTTAATAAATTTTTACTTGGTGAGAAAGTAGTACAAAATACAAAAGAAGGACATGTTATAGAAGTTGATCCAATAGGAAAAAGAATAGCAGTCGATGTAAAAACATTTGATGCTAATTCACCAGTATCAACTGTAAGACAAACATCTGGTGGTCAACCAGCAATGTCATTTACACCAACAAGTGCCATCAATAGATATGATGGCGTAATGTTTTATAAAAATTCAGAAGGAATAATTAGAAATGAATCACTAGCAGGATTTTCGCCTGTTACAATCTTTGATCATGAGTTTGAAAAAAATGAAAATAATCGATCAATAAAAGTAATACAACCGGCATTAATACAATCAATAGTTAGAAGATTCGAAAAAGTAATGTTATCATGAGCAATGAGTTAACGGGCGAAATAATAGTCGACTCGGTTACAATAGTCAACCCAGAGAAAGAAGCAATAGACATAGCAAACATATGTTCTTCTATTAATATCTATGAGGGTATTGATCAGAAGTTTGTCTCTGGAAGAATCAGTGTTGTAGATTCTCTAAACATCTTAGATGAATATAAATTACACGGTCAAGAATCTGTTACGATTAGATATCGTGTCAAAAGAGGAACAACTGATTTTTCTGGTGGTACAGAACAAGTAGAAAAAACATTTAGAATCTACAAGATAGACAACATCAAAAACCATAAGATGATTACTTACTCATATGTGTTACGATTCATCGATCCAAAATACTTTTCTGTAAACAGAACTAGAGTTAGTCGAGTCAAACGTGGTTCATACTCAGAAATATTATTACAAACTCTTCAGAACGATGCACAGTTTGATCAATTACCAAGTGCTGATCAAACAGACTTCTGGGAAGAATCAACACCTGGTAATATGCAATTTGTTTGTCCTAACTGGACTGTAAAAGAAGTTATAGATTACATTATGCAAAACGCAAACATAGGCACATCGGCAGTATACAAAAACAGTATGTTCTTTTATGGCACTCTAGTTGGTGGATATAAATTTATGTCTATTGATAAGATGCTTAAAGAGTTAGAGTTTCCTTTAACATTCTCTTTCATGCCCAGACAAGAAGACCCAGACCAAGATAAAATCGATCAAGATAGTGAGAGAGGATTATCTACTACAATATTAAAATACTATATTGATAAAAGAGCAAACATTATGGATGGTATTTTTGACGGTGCATTTTCATCTACATTAAAAACATATGATCCAATACGTAAGTTAGAAAAAACAATAACGTTTGATTTGAAAAAGAACTTCGATGAGAAAGGCAGTAAACATTTATCTGGGTTTCCACAAGTTAGATTAGGTGTAAATGATGAGACAAGAAAAGCAGAACCTATAATGACTACAGATGAACCTATAACTTTCAATGAAACAATATCTGATTTACCTTTAAATGAAGATTATAATATTGGTGGTAAAATCAGACATAAAGTAAATCAAACAAATGCATTTTCAGACTCACCAAAATTACAAGATCAATCTCAGTTTATAGGCAACGAATACTTAGATGATTCTATTCTAGAAAGATCAGCAATGAAACATATGCTAAACACAAATGTTATCTATGTAACTATACCAGCAAGAACAGATATATTTCCTGGTGTTGTAGTTAATCTATCATTGCCTACTGGTGGTGTTGATAGTTTTGATAACATGTTAAATGATGGTAAATATCTAGTAACTCAGATGCATCATCAATTAAGTCCATTAGATAGTGTGGGTAGTATTGTACTTAGATGTGTAAAAGAAAGTTTTGCAGATAAGTTTGAAAATCAACAACTATTAAAAGAATATAAAGGTGCTAGAAAACCAGAAGTTAGTGGAGCAATGTTGGCGCATAGAGTTGTAGGAAAACTTTTACCGGGGTCAGGAGATGAATAATTTCTATTTTGGTGTAGTAGAAGATCGTAATGATCCACTAAAAGTTGGTCGTGTAAGAGTTCGTGTACACCAATTACATACAGATAACAAATCTGATATAGCAACTCCAGATCTTCCATGGTCTCAAGTGATCTTACCAACAACAAGTGCAGGACTATCTGGATTTGGACATGGTCATGGACTTGTAGAAGGTACTACAGTCTATGGTATGTTTAGAGATTCAGAACACTTAGACTTTGTAGTTATGGGTGTAGGTATTGGTATTTCTCAAAGTGGTTACAAAGAAAACGAAAAGGGCGAGATTGTAAATAGATCAGTCGATAAAGGTTTCAATGATCCAAGAAGAGATACACAATCATCTTATAGTAATTCAGTTGACGGATTAAACTCTGGTACAGATTCAAAAAGACCAAACGAACTAACACTTGCATTAGATACATCACCACAATTACCAAAAGAACTTAAAATAGACTATGAGGGTAAGGGCAGTACTATAACAGAACTAGATGCTAGTGATAAACTCAAGTATAATACAAGTACAAATACATCTAGTAACGCCGTAGTTTCAAATGATGGCACACCTGTAGAACAAAAAGATCAAAAACCATATTATCCTTTAGAAGATTATTACGATGAGTCTGATCTAAACAGATTTGCAAGAGGTGGTGGCACTTATGGTAGTAGAGATGATCTGCCTGTAACAGTAAAACTACATCAACCAAATAAATCTATATTAACATCTGGTGCAACAAAACCCGAAAGAGTTGGATTATATCCATTCAATAAAGTTCATTTTACAGAATCAGGACACATGATAGAAATGGACGATTCAGTTGGTGCTGAAAGACTCTCAGTATCACATAGATCAGGAACTTTTTATGAGATTCATCAAGACGGTTCAGAAGTACATAGAGTAGTAAACAATAATTATACAGTCATCTGTAAAGATGATGAAGTCTATATTGGTGGCAAATGTAATGTTAGAATATTAGGTGATGCTACAGTAGATATAGATGGTAAAGCAGAAATACATTCAGATAAAGATATGAAGTTAACATCATCTGAGAACATATCAATAGAAGCAGGTAAAACACTTGATCTAGTTGCTAAAGAAGTAAAACTTAATTCATAATGACTACACAACCTACATATAATGTACCACAAATACCATCTAGTTTCCCATGTCCAACTGATGATATCTTTTCATTGCCAACTAAAGAAGATATAGTAAACGCATTTAACGAACTTGCACAAATACCAAGTGATATCAAATCTTTTCTTGTAGAAAAGAAAGACGAGATAGAGGAAGACGTAGCAAAAGATTTAAAAAAAGTATCAGATGAAATATCTGAGTTTGTAGAAAAGTTTGCAGACATTCTATCACCATATTGGGAGAAAGGTACAGTTCGTAATTGGCAGAAAGAGGCAAATGATGCGATCACAGAATTGATACAAGAGTTTCATCTATTCATACCAACAAAAGTTGCAGAGTTAATCAGTAAGATCGTACCAATAGAACTCAAAGTAAATGTTCTTGGATTAGAGATAGACATATTAAGAATCTTTGACAAAGCACATCAAAAAGAACTTAAAGATCAGATAGCAAAAGATGTTGATAAGTTCTTTAGTAAAGTAGCAGACGAGTTTCAAGGGTTTGATGGTGAATTTGGTGTAACGTGTGATGAATGGAAAGCAAAGATGACTTGGCAATATATCAAAACAAAGATACAAGAATTTTTGACAGGTGGTTTACATTCAGTGTTTGGTAAACTGATTGGTAAATTTAAGAAAATATGGAAAGCACTAGGGTTACCTGATCTTGTAAGTTTATTCACTCTTGATATAGGTGCAATTGTAGAAAATGCAATTAAGTCATTCAAAGAAAAAAGAAAAGAGTTAAAAGAAGACTTCTTGAAATCTAAAGGAGAAGCAAGAGAAAAACTCAAAGCAGAATTAGAAGATATAGATAAGAAAATTACAGAGACGTTAGAAAATTTAGACCCACTTGGAGTTGGTATAAATTTAAGATCGATCATTGGTGGTAAAATAGACAAGACAGTTATATCTCTAGAAGAAGAGATACTAGAAATTAAAATTGCATTTGAAGACTTCAAACAGAATTGGCAAAAGAAACTTTTATTTGAATGGGTAGATATTGTCAAAAAGTTTTTTGATGCTATAGGTCTTGGTAAGATTTTCAGTTTTATTACATTAACATTTTGTGATATACTAGGACTTATTGGATTTCCATTTGCTATTAATGTTAGCAATGCTACAGGATCAGTAAAGTCTTCAGTAAAAAGGGCAGTTCAAACTTCAACATTAAGTGTAACAAGAGAAGATGGAACAACAGTGTCATTTACTAGTGGTCAAAAAGACTTGAATGGTACAACAGATGATTATGCAATTTTTGAAGGCAATGGCAGTGAAGATACATTTGAAATACCACTAGGAAATAATGATGCAGAAAACTTAAATGTCTTTGTTGACGGAGAACCACAGACAAGTGGAGTTGACTATAATATAGTTGGTGGGAATGTTGTCTTCGTAACTGCACCTATTTCTGGTAATAGTATAAACTTAATTGATATTTGAGTATAAATAGTTATATGGCAGATTATCTTAAACCCAACGCAAAAGTAAACGCATTCGATAAATCAGCATATACTGATTTTGATCTTAATTTTAGAGCACACCCGAATACAGGTGATATCTCTATTAAGAGAGACTCAGATGCGATTAAGAGATCAGTCAAAAATATTATATTGACAAACAAATACGAAAGACCATTCAAACCAAACTTTGGTACAGGTATTAAAGACTTGTTATTTGAATTGAATACATCAAGACAAATAAGAAAAATGCAGAAACGCATGGTAGAAATGATAGAGACTTTTGAACCTAGAGTGTCTGGTGTTTTAGTAGAAGTTAGAAGACAAGATAATAATGAAGTATACGTTAATGTATATTACAATATTATTAATGGTCTTCAAAATCAATCAACAGATTTCACAGTTACTAGGGTAAGATAATGGCAACAAAAAGTTCAAACATCATCGCAACAGATTTAGATTTCGAAGCAATCTCAGAGAACATTAAAACATATCTAAAAGGACAAGACAGATTCAAAGACTATGATTTTGAAGGTTCTAATATGTCCGTTCTTATAGACACATTAGCATATGCATCACACGTCAGTGGTGTCAACACAAACATAGCGGCATCAGAATTATTTTTAGACTCAGCACAGTTAAGAAAGAATGTAGTATCAAGAGCAAAAGATTTAGGGTTTACACCTGCATCTGAGAAAGCATCTTCGGCAATAATAGATGTTCAAATACAGAACGCATTGAATGCCGATGGTACACACCCTACTGCTGATTTTATGGCAATACAAAGAGGTCATAAGTTTACAACATTATATGATGGAGTAAATTACGAATACGTAGTGTCTAAAACAAACACACCTGTTAGATCAGGCAACGACTTCTTATATACAGATGTTGAAATCGTACAAGGAACATATGTAACAGACACATATGTTTTCGATTCACAAATTAAAAATTCAAAGTTTGTATTATCAAATGAAAGAGTAGATAAAAACTTATTAACAGTTACAGTAAACTCAAATGGTATTTCACAGACATATTCTCTATCAACAGATGTATCAGAAATTACAGCAAGTACTAAAGTTTACTACACTCAAGAAAATGAAGAAGGATTCTTAGAGTTATATTTTGGTGATGGTGTTCTTGGTAATGCTTTATCAGATGGCGATGTTGTCATTGTAACATACATTACAGTAGATATCAACCATGCCGATGGTGCAAAGATATTTACAAACTCATCATCAATTAATGGTTTCAGTAATGCAACAGTAACAACTAAGTCAGCATCACAAGGTGGTGCAGAAAAAGAATCTATAGAATCAATTAAGTTCAAAGCAACTAAATTCTATACATCTCAAAACAGACTTGTAACATTGAATGACTACAAAGCAAAAGTTACAGAATATTATGCTAACGCAGATGCAGTATCAGTTTGGGGCGGTGAAGACAATGATCCACCTGAGTATGGTAAAGTGTTCTTAGCAATCAAACCTAAGAATGCAGATTTCTTATCTGAAGTAGAAAAAACTGATATTACAAGAAAATTAAATGAACTTAACATGGTAACAGTTAAACCAGTTATTGTTTCTCCAGAACTAGTTAAGATTCTTTTAACAACTAATTTTAAATACTCAAATGCTACAGACCTTTCTCAAGGTGAATTAGAAGCATTAGTAAGAAGGTCAATTATAAACTACGATAACAATAATCTCAATAACTTTGATGCTATCTTTAGACATTCTAATTTAGTAAAAGCAATTGATGAATCAGAACAAGCAGTATTATCTAACTCAACAAATGTAAGACTAAGAAAGTCTATAAAACCTAAAATCAACTTTTCTGAAGGAATATCAGTTAACTTTGGTAACAAATTTTTCAATCCTCACTCTGGACATAACTCAGAAGGTGGGGGTATAACAACAACAACAGGATTCTACGTCCAAGGCGACTCAGTAAATATCCAATACTTCGATGACGATGGTAAAGGAAAGATCAGACGATATGTTATCGATTCTGGTGTGAGAGTTGTTAAAGATGCAGATGCTGGTACTATTGATTATATCAATGGTAAAATAACAATTAATGCAATCACGTTTACATCTTTTGTAAACACAGATGCATCTATTGACTTCACAGTAATTCCTTCAAGTAATGATGTCGTAGCAATCAGAGGTTCTCTAATTGATATCGATCTCGATAATCTTAAGGTGACTGGTGAAGAAGACACCATTAGCAGTGGTGAGACTAGTGCAGGTGTAGGATTTACAACTACATCGTCATCTAGTTATTAATATGTATGAAGTGATCGTGTGGTTTTCCCACGAGTAGTTTCCCATTTACTTGGATTATAGGAGGATAATTAAATGGCAGATAAAAAAATTACCGCTCTAAACTTAATTGCTGAAGCGGATATCGGAGCAGGAGATTTACTACATGTAGTAGATAGTCCTAGTGGTACACCTGTAAATAAAAAAATGACAATTCAAAGGTTGTTAAACAACTTGCCGTCATTTATTGCTTTTGATGATGTTGAATCATTAGACGAAACAACATCTGTTAGTGCTGGTATCAGTGCTGGCGAGGCAATAACATTCTTAGACTTTACAGGATATAGTGGTGGTTCTGATTTAGATATTGATTTGGGTGCTCCAACGAAAGTTGGCCAAGTTAAAATCATAATCAGAAAGAAAGATGACGTTAACAAAAACGCAGACATTGATGTCCCAACATCAAACTGGGTTACAGGTACGGCAGTCGATTCTTTAGTTATGGCATCACAATCAGCAGTTGTATTAGTCGCATTCGGCAACGTATGGTACCCAGTATCAACAGTCGGAACAGTAACAATTAACTAAGCATAACTTATGGCGCATCAAGATCATATAGTCGATAGACTTTCGACTCGATTACCAAGTCTTCTTCCCGAGTACATTCGGGAAGATGCACCTATTTTTGAGTCTTTTCTTAGTGCGTATTTCGAGTATCTAGAGAGTGAGATTATCACTCTCGAAGATACTTTAGAATTATCTGGAATAGAATTAGAAGAAGGGACTATGATTGGTCCTGGTAATTTAATATACGAAGATGAAAGTCAGATATTAATTCCTAG